CATCCGAAGGCCAAGGCGGAACGCTGCAAGCACTGCAAGAACGCGCTGGGTGAGCGCGAGCGTGGGATTCATCCTGACTGCGCCGACGGCTGGTATGCGGCCAATAGGGAAAAGATCGCCAAGAAAGCCGCAGCCAAGCAGGCTCGGGAAGCCAAGGCGGAACGTGCAGCCGATCGGGCGAAGAAGCAAGCGTTGAAGAAGATCCCGAAGCTCATCTCCGAGGCCCAGCATGAATTCAACGCCTACATCCGAGCGCGCGACCGCGACAAGGGCTGCTTCGTCTGCCTTCGACCGTTCGACGCGAACATCCCCGGCCGGGTCATGCACGCGGGCCATGTCCGCAGTCGCGGCGCAGCCGGGCATCTTCGATTCAATGAGGACAACTGCTTGGGCGAGTGCGAGGGCTGCAACGGCCCGCACGGCGCCAAGCCGCACCAGATCAAGGCCGGCGCAATTGCCCGCATAGGCCAAGAGCGATATGACGCCCTAGAGGCGAACAACGAGCCTCACAAGTGGACGCGCGAAGAGCTGATGTGGATCAAGACCCACTACCGGGCCAAGGCCAAAGAACTTGAAAGGGCAAGAGCATGAACGAGTTCATGACGCGGGAAGAGGCAAGGCAAATCCGAGCGGCGCAACTGCAGGGACAGCCGGTGAAGGCGGTCGATCTGCAGACAGCCATCTGGACGCTATCGAAGCGCAGGGATCGGATGCACCTCCCGAGGCTCCCGAAGGAGATCAAGGACATGGCGAATGCGGTCCTGCTGTTCAACCTGGGCAAAGCGATCGGAGCGACGCGATGAGCGACTTTGTTTTCTGGCTGAACGTCGCGATTGCGGCGGGTAACGTGGTTTGCGCCTGCCAGAACGAAATCTATCGGCGCGCGAACCTTCGGCAAGCCAAGGACAACCTGCGCAATGCCGTGGCGAACGAGGCGAACGCCAGGATCAACGCTGACAACGCGGCAAAGCTGCGCTCGGCACATTGCTATCTGACGAGATGACGGGTAACGCGCCACCCATGACGGCGCAGTGAAGGAGAAGCGGGATGTTCAAAAGAAAGAAGAAGTCGACTCCGAGCGAAGCAGTGGAGCAGTGCCTCAAGGCGCCGCCGAAGTCCGCTGCGGAGTTGGAGGCGGAGCGGACTATCGCGCGCGGAGAACGGGTCAAGTCACTCAGCGAAGAAGCGCAGATGTGGCGCAGGTTTGCGACGAGCTGCAAACCGGGGCGGCTCGTCTGGGAGCATGTATTTGCGTCAGCGTTCAATTACGAGCACCCGACGCAACTGTACGCCACGATGGACGAACTGAGCGCCGAACTCTGGCGCGAGTTTGCCTTGAGGATGGCCGCTGATCGAGAAAGCCGCCTGCGCGACGTGCTTGGAATCGTCGCAGCCTGAAAAGAAAAAGCCCGCAGCTCTCACTACGGGCCTTCTCAGATCAATCGCTTTCCTTGGCAGGGGTGATTCTTACTGAAAGGCAGAGGTGGGGCAATATGTTTGAAACACGCGATCCGGTTGGAGTTCAAGAGCGCTACGAGTCGGCCTCGAATTCGCCGACCCTCGTGCATAGCGACAACGAGCGCGGCGCGGTGGACACGCTGCGCGATGCGGCATCAGTCGCTCTCGGCTCGGATGGCAAGCCCTTGCCGCCATGGAGCGCAGGCCGGATCGGCATGGCGCTGCTTCGCCTGCACTCTGAATGGAGCGGGCTGGCGAAACCTCACCGACCGAGCAAAGAGCAGATGAAAGGAATCGCCGCCAGCATGCCCGACGAAAAGGGTAGGCCGGACATGGCCCGAGCCGTGATCGAGGCAGATCGCTGGTTTTCCAACGAACTTCGCCTGCTCGCGAATGGCCTGAAGTCCCGGGCAGTGGTCTGGAACCAGCTCGCGCTCTGGATCGCCCAGAAGGGAATCAGCCCTGAAGTCGCGGCCGAGGGCCTGCTGTACTGGCTGAACCCGACCTGCCCGAAGTGCGACGGCCACGGCGTTCGCAAGGTGCCGGACCAGCCGGCCTTGAGCGCCAAGAGGTGCAGCGGGCAGGGCAGTTGCTGGGGCACGGGAAAGCGCCCCCATCCGGAGGGCTCGGGTAAGCTGCTCGGGCATCTGGATTACTGCGTCGGCGTGGCGCGGGGATCATTGAAGAAGCGGCTCAGGCCGCAGGAGTGAGCATGCAATACAAGGTAGCGGAGCTGGAAGGCGCATTGCTGGATGCGGCTGTGTGGCTCGCCATGGGCGTCACGCCCGAGAAAGTAGCGGAGCATGGTGGCGCTCCGCAATACAGCACGAAGTGGGAGCGAGGCGGCCCCATCATCGAGCGGGAGCGCATCGAACTTCACACAGGTTCTGCCGATCACCCGTATTGGGAGGCGATCTGCGGCGCACAGGACGTGCAGGCCGGCGGTCCCACTCCCCTGATCGCTGCCATGCGTGCCTACGTTGCCAGCAAGTTCGGGGAAACGGTGGAACTGCCGTGAGTCGCCAAAACCCCACGAAACCGCTTGCCAATGCTTGACATTGAGATATGATCGCGCCATTCCCGCGCGAGGGAACCGCTGTTATGAGCAGCAGACAATGGGCCGCAAGCCCTACGAACATGAAGCCCGGGTTGTAACCGGGTGGAAGCGAGCGATGGACAAGCTCGCCTCAAAACAAGGCTCGCTTCGGCGGGCCTTTGTTGTTTCAGTGAGCCGGACCAGCGACGGGCGCTGCTGCTAGCTTCACGCGCTCGATCCACTCGGGAAGAAAGCGAGCCATGCCCTCGAAGGCGACGGCGGGCATCGTGAGCGTGAGGCATACATGCTGCGCCGCACCACCTTCGGGCTCATTTAGCCGTGCGCGGTTGCTGGTGAATGTGAGCTTCACTACCCCGTTATCGAGATTGCACTGGAGCATGTGCGACGCGAACACCTCCGGCGCGTTTGAACTTTCGATGATGGTCGGTTGAGAGCGCACATCGGCCATGAGATTCCTCCTGTGTGAAAGCACACAGGATAACTAGCTTGGGCAGCGCCCACACCTCGAAGTCATAGCCCCGCCGCTCACGCAGCACAGGGCAACTAGTACCCGAGGGCGTTCTGCCCAGCCTTCCAACATGCCGCAAAGCCCCGCCGACAGGCAGCAGCCAAGAGGGTCGGGTAAGGCACCGAGCACGCAGCACACCACTCGGGGACATGGGCTGCAGTCTCCCGACGTAGTTAGACGGCGCGCCGCTGCTCCGGCGGAACGCGGGCGGGCGGGAACACGATGAAGCTGACAACCCTCAAGTCCACCCTCCAGCGCCTTCCCAGCAAGATCGGGACAGCGCAGGTAGATCGACTCAGGGGAAGCGCCGCAGTCAAGCGCCGCGCCAACTGGCTCCGATCCCATCCCCTGTGCGCCAGGTGCGACCAAGAGGGAAGGGTGAGCGCAGCCACGGTGCCCGATCACATCGTTCCCCTGTGGGCCGGTGGAGCGGACAGCCTGGAGACGAACGGCCAATCCCTGTGCCATGAGCATCACGACGCCAAGACAGAGTGCGAGGCAAGGATGCGGGCAGCGGGCGGATGGCTCCATACGCCTTGCATCTGCGGGCAGCACGCGGGTTGAGGCGCAAGGCGATCGATGCTCCTGCGCCCGCCTGACGCGGCGGCGAGGCATCGACAGGCCGGGGGGCGGTCGATCTTTGGACCGATCAAGAGCGGAAACCGCTTGGTCCCGCACGCGCAAAACTCGCCCCTGAATCAAAAGGAAATCAAATGGCAGGAGTGAAGGGCAGGAGCGGCGGCGCTCGGCTTGGAGCTGGCCGCAAGCGCAAGCCCACGACCGAAATTGCGCCGGAAGTGGCAAAGGCGGTCGATGGTCAGCCGCTGGACCCGCTGCCGACGCTGGAGCTGGTCGCCTTGGGTCATATGGAGGTCAGCCCGCAGCAGTTGAAGGCGCTGACGGCCCTGCTGCCTTACGTGCATGCCAAGAAGGGCGCCGCTGCCGCCAAGCCTGAGACGCCCGCCAAGCCGGCCTCCAGCCGTTACGGCGTGCGGCAGGGGCCGCGTCTGGCAACCGCAGGCGGTAAGCAGGTCTGATGGTGAAGTGGACGACCGCATGCCCTGATTGGGAGCGGCGGATCGTGGCCCGCGAGTCGCTGATTCCGTGCCCGCCGCTGTTCCCGGAGGTGGCGGCGGAGGCGTGGGAGCGTTGCAGCAATTTCCGGCTGATCGATGTGACCGGTCAGCCCCTGTTGGGCGATGCTGCGTTGCCTTGGTTGCGCGACTTTGTTTTGACCGTGTTCGGCGCCGAAGACCCGGAAACCGGCCGGCGTCACATCAACGAGTTCCTGCTCATGGTGAGCAAAAAGAACGCGAAGAGCACCATCGCTGCGGCGATCATGCTCACAGCGTTGCTGATGAACTGGCGCCCGTCCGCAGAACTGCTGATCCTGAGTCCTACGAAAGAAATCGCGGACAACAGCTACAAGCCGATCCGCGACTTCATCAAGGCGGACGAAGAGCTGCAGGGGATGCTGAAGGTGCAGGACTACTTCCGCACCATCACGCACAAGGAAACAGGGGCCACGCTGAAAGTCGTGGCGGCAGACAGCGACACCGTCAGCGGCAAAAAGGCGAGCTTCGTCTTCGTGGACGAATTGCACGAGTTCGGCAAGCAGCTCAAAGCAAGCAACATGCTGCTGGAGGCAACGGGCGGGCTCACTTCCCGGCCGGAAGGCTTCGTCATTTACGCGACCACTCAGTCCGCAGAGCCGCCAGCCGGCGTGTTCAAGACGAAGCTGTCGTATGCGCGCAGGGTACGCGACGGCGAGATCAAGGATCCGAAGTTCCTGCCGCTGATCTACGAGTTTCCAGCGGACATGCTCGCGGCGCGGGCATACGAGGATTTGTCAAATGCCTACGTGACCAATCCGAATTGGGGCGCGTCGGTAGACATCGAGCGCATCACCCAGCTTCGCAGTCAGGCGAAGGAAGATGGCGAGAACGAATTCAAGGAATTCCTTGCCAAGCACCTGAACGTCGAAATCGGGCTGAACCTCCGCTCCGACCGCTGGGCCGGCGCGGACTTCTGGGAGGATGCGGGCGAACCGACACTTACGCTGGACGCGCTGATCGCCCGCTCGGAAGTGGCGGTTGTCGGCATCGACGGCGGCGGGCTGGATGACTTGCTCGGGCTGGCGGTGATCGGCCGCGAGAAGGAAACCGGCCGCTGGCTGCATTGGGGCCATGCGTGGGCGCACAAGATCGCGCTTGAGCGGCGCAAGGACATCGCCTCCAGGCTGCGCGATTTCGAGCGCGACGGCGACCTGACTATCGTGGAGCGGCCCGGCGACGACGTCGAGCAGGTCGCGGATATCGCCTGCAAGCTGCGCGACGCCGGCCTGCTGCCTGAAAAGCACGCGATCGGCGTGGACGCGGCGGGCATCGGGGCAATCATCGAAGCGCTGGTGGCGAGGGATTTCGAGGAACAGGCGTTCACGGCTGTTTCTCAGGGATGGCGCTTGAACGGCGCCATCAAGACGACGGAACGCAAAGTCGCGGGCGGCGAGTTCGTCCACGGCGACGCGGATCTCATGGCCTGGTGCGTCGGAAACGCTCGCATCGAGGACCGTGGCAACGCGATCTCGATCACGAAACAGGCGTCTGGCAAGGCCAAGATCGATCCGCTCATGGCACTTTTCGACGCTGCATCGCTGATGGCGCTCAATCCGGCGCCTTCGGCCATCACACAAGGGTTTGTTGACCTGTGAGCTTCCTCGACCGCATCGCTGCCATCTTCAAGAGGCAGCAGGGAGAGGTGCGCCCGCAAAACGCCACCTATGGTGGCGACATCCTCGATGCCTTCGGCGTGACGCCGGGCGCGGCGGGGATCGTGGTTTCGCCTGTGTCAGCGATGCGCGTGGCTGCAGTGCGCGCGTGCGTGCAGAAGATTGCGGGCAGCATCTCGACGCTTCCGCTGGATGTGATCGAGATCGACGGGGACACCGAGAAGAAGCTGCCGCGCGATGAGCTTTGGTACAAGCTGAACGAGCAGCCTTCCACCCAATTCACCGCAACCGCCCATTGGGAGACGCGCATCGAGTACGCGCTTCTTCGGGGCGATGGCTTCACCTGGATTCGGCGCCGTCCGAACGGCACGTTCTCTGAACTGCTGCCCCTTCCGTGGACGGCGGTGCAGCCGTGGCTTCAGCCTGACGGCTCGGTGCGCTACTACATCAGCTGGGCCGAGCGCGGGATCACGACCTGGCTTGACCCGTCCGACGTTCTGCACTTCCACGGGCACGGATTCGACGGCCTGAAGTCCATGAGCGTGCTGTCGTACGGCGCGAAGAACGCGATCGGCAACGCGCTGGCGATGGACGAGTATTCCGGGCGGTTCTTTCAGAACGGCGCGCATCCGTCGATCATCCTGAAGTCGCCGAAGCCGATGAGCCCGATCCAGAAAACGGAGCTGCAGGAAGCCTTCCTTCGAAAGTACGCGGGCGTCGAGAATGCCCACCGCCTGCCACTCGTGCTGACCGAAGGGCTCGACGCCAAGGAAATCAGCCTGTCGGCGGAAGACGCCCAGCTGCTGGAGGCGCGCAAGTTCCAAGTCGTGGACATCGCCCGCGCCTTCGGGGTTCCGCCGCACATGATCGGCGAGACGAGCGGCGCATCCGCTGTCGGCGCAGGCTACGAGCAGCAGGCGCGCGAGTTCGTCATGCACACGCTGCGCCTGCACATCAAGCGCATGGAGCAGGAGCTGAACCGCAAGCTCTTCCCGCGCAACACCGGCCGGTTCGTGCGCTTCGACATCGGCGACCTGATCGAAGGCGACTCCAAGGCGCAGGCCGAATACAACCGCGCGTCTCTCGGCGGTCCCGGCACCGGTCAGGGCTGGATGACCGTCAACGAAATCCGCAAGCGCAAGGGCCTGCCGCCCGTCGACGGCGGCGATGCGATCTTTGACCCGTCAAGGGTGCCCCCGAAGGGAACTCCATGAACTCCAAACTCCTGCAGCTGCTGCGCGACAACCGCGCGACGGCCAAGGCGCTTTCGCCGGCCGCGCGCATCGTCGCCGTCGACAAGGAAGCGACCATCTATATCTACGATGCGATCGTCGGCTCTGAGTGGGAGGCCGAATACTTCGGCGGTGTGTGCCCGCAGGATATCGTGCCGCAACTGAAGGCGCTCGACGCTGAAGTCATCAACCTGCGCATCAACTCGCCCGGCGGCGATGTCTTCGCCGCGCAAGCCATCTGCACGGCCCTCAAGCAGCACAAGGCGAAGGTCATCGCGCACATCGACGGCGTGGCCGCGTCGGCTGCGACCTCGATCGCCTGCGCCTGCGACGAGGTGGTGATGGCCGATGGCGCTATGTACATGATCCACAACGCCTGGACGATCGCGCTGGGCGACCGCAACGACTTCATGGAAACGGCGGCGCTGCTCGAGAAGATCGACGGCTCGCTGGCTGATGTCTACGCCGCGCGCACCGGCAAGAAGAAGGACGAGATCGCCGCGCTCATGGACGCCGAAACGTGGTTCACCGCCGACGAGGCCATCGCGATCGGGCTGGCCGACCGCAAGGCCGATGCGAAGGCGAAGAACGCATGGAACCTCGCAGCCTATGCGAAGGCGCCGCCGCCCGATCCCGACAAAACCGAACCCCAAGAAGAACCCGCTACGGCGGGTTTTTTTATGGCCGAAACGAACGCGAACCGTCTGCGGCTCGCCCTGATTGCTTAGCGCTTCTCGCGCTGCAAACCGTGGGGGGCCGGTCGCCCCCTTTTTCACTTGAAAGGTCAGAAATGAC